TTCCGACCTGCGCGTTCTGGTTTGCGTCGCCAACCTGCATGTCTGCGGTGCTGGCCAGGCGTTTGCCCGCGTCAACCAAGAATCCAAGCAATGCAAACAAGGCTTGGCTGGGTTCTTTGTACGGCAACGGCAACAAAGAGGCCTGAAGTTCCGCGCCACCGGCGTCAATGTCTCGCCATTCGCCTGGTTGGATAGGACTGTCGTTGTCCGCGATTCGCGCGCCCTTGGCTTTGAAGCCCGCTGGCAAGTTTGAGAGCGTTCCCGCGTCAAGAAGCTGGCGCAAAGCACTGGTTGCGCCCTTGGACAGGCCGCCGACCATGTGAACAAAGCCCATGCCGTACGCGCCAAGGCCTTCGACCAGCACGTAATGCACAAAATAGTCCTTGCGCACCTTCAATTCGTCGTCTTCGCTCCAGTTTCTACGTACGCCGACCACTTTCAGGCTGTCTTCCAGCATGGTGACGACGTAGGGTAAGCGGATTTTGGTGTCTTCGCCGTCTTCGCCCTTGTCTTCAAAGCCTGGGATGTCTAAATCCACCTGCATTTCCAACAAAAACACTTCTTCGACGTCGTCAGTGGGCTGTACACCAGTGACTTTGTCCACAGCATCTTGAATTTGCGTGGTGTCGGGCAACATAGTCTGCGATTCAACGTCCACATCCAAGTATTCGCCGGCCACAATGCGCTTTCTGAACTCGTTGGAGTCCATTGCAATGCGATGCGTGATCCGTGGGCACTGGCTCATGACGCTTGAGCCGTTGTACGGGATGTAAACATCGTCGGCCAAGCACAACTTAGAGACCATACGGCCCAATTGGCGGTCGTAGTACACCTTCTTGAACGAGGAACCGCCGTATCCAGTGTAGAAAAGCAACTGATCAAACTCAGGTGTGTACTCTTCCATCACAGACGTGATCTGGTAGTTCATGAAATCTTGCACGCGAGAGGCCTGTTGGGTCTTTTCTACCGTCTCACGGCCAACAACTTGCGTGCGAACAGGGCCGCCAGCCGGCATCAGTTCCTTGAATGCCTGTGCCTGGAACTGCACGATGGCCTCGGTCAACATCGGATGGGTTGCGCCCGACGCGCCCCTGAAAGGCTTGGTGCGTTCTTCGATCTTCAAGCCCAGCAAGTCCATGCCCTTGGAGTACATCTGCTCCCAGTCAGAGCGTGAAGACTTGTCAGCCTCGAACATTGCGCCGACATCCATGCCGATCTGGCTCAAGTCGTCCTCATCAATGACCTCGGCCAGGTTGGCGTAGAAGTCAACTTCATCAGCGTCGTCTTGCGCCATGTTGATCACAGCACTGCCGTCTTCTTCCAACACGATCTCGATGTCGGGCATCTCTTCCTCATCGATGATGATGTCCAACTGAGGGGCTTGGTTTACTGCTTTGACTATAGGCATGAAGGTTCCTTGTTACGTGTGCGCCTTGATGAAGGCCCTATTCTTATCTACTGAGCCACCTTTGGCCAGCCCTAATTCTTTTCGAAGCGCTTGCTCCTTGGCAAATTCTTCACCTCTAACATATTTTCCATCCTTGAACTCAAAAAAATTATCTTTAAGAACTTTTTGTGTTTTTGCTGGAAGTGCAGTAGCATTTTTTATAGGTAACTTATTTACTAAATCAGCTATTTGTTCTGCGTAATCCCTAGACAACTCATTTGCAGTCAATGGGCCATTGCCTGTTAGTTCAAGAATCTGGCTTCTTTGCTTCTGAGGAACACTTGATTTACCGGTTCCATACTCAACTGTGACATGAGGGGTGTGGTTCTTGTCGTACAGGGCGTAAATCTCTACTTCACCACTGTCCAAGGCACGCCGCCCACGGCCCAATGCGCCGTAGACATCACTGGTTGCGTAGCTTCCCACAGAATTGTTCATGCCTGCTGCAATTGATTTGACGCCATCAGGATCGGTGACCTTGACCCATCTCATGTCGTTGACGGTGGGCAGGAAATCTGTAACCCCAAAGAGCATGGCTTTTGCAGGTGGAGGTTTACCTTGTTGCAATAGCGACTTGACCTTGGTAAGGTCTTTTTCTATTTGTGCGATTTCTTGGGTAGAGGTATACGCCTTCTTTAAAAAGTCGGTGAATCCCATGCTTTTTAAATCTTTAGTTGAAATCTTATTTGCTTCTTGTAAAAGTCTGTCAGCGTTAAGACCAAGGAGTTTTAAACTGCCATACAAATCTGCATCTAAGATTGGTTGGTTTTTATCTATTGCTGCTTCCATTTCAGGCAAGTAATACCCACGAGGAAGAGTTTCCATCTTATCAAGTTGTTCCTTGGTAAGCGCCGGTCCCTGTGGATTGACCATGGCCTTTGTTGCAGCGGGTCCCGAGTTTGGATATTGTGCCAAGTTAAGATCAGATGTAGTGCTTTGTCTTGCAAACACAGTACGTGCAATATTAGGCTCTAGCACTGTGGAAAAAAGATTAGGATTTTCTTTAAGTTTTAGTCTTATCTCTTTTGCCGCTTTTGCCACGCCATCGGGACCGGGCAGTGGTTTTTTACCGGCATAAGCAAGTAACTGACTGTCGGGAATAGTGTTAATGTTGTCTCTGACACTTTCAATTATCTGGCTCTTAAGCGTACTGGCAGCGGGCACTGGTTGGCCTTGGCGGTAAGGCACAGTAGCCCTTATATCTATCATGTCATCATAGTTCTTCTCTAACAAACGCAAGGCCTGTATATTTCCCTGTGCCGCCTGCTTGACCAAGACCTTGGGAAAAACATCTCCCATCTTTGAGTCCATGTCAAATTTAAAGTCTCCGCTCAGGATGTCCGCTCGTAACGGGTCTTGGATACTGCCTGCTTGTTTGCTGTAGAAATCTTTTGCCTTCTGGTTAAACATCTGGAACAAGGCGTCCCGTTTTTCTCCGGACTCCATTTCCGTAATCTTCTTCAAGACAGGCTGCAAAGACTTATCTACACCCGACAAGATACCAAACGTATAGTCCTTGTTTCCTGTCTCGGTCTTCCATCTGTTGTACTTTTCCCCAAGAGACTCTCTCTTTGGACCAAGGCCAAGGAACGATCCCTTCTGCTTATCGTCAGTGTTTAACCACGACACAAAGTCTTCCGGCAAATCAGAAAGCTTTGTGTTGTTTATTTCCTCGGCAGTTTTTTCACCCATCCCACGAGAGGTTGGGAAATAGCCGCCAGGTGGGCGAGAGATATACATGGGCTGTGGAGTGATGCCGCGCAACGGGCCTTCATTGAATATGCCCCGCTCGACTTGGCGAGCGGCTTCCTTGCCTAGATATTTCACTGCCGGTGCGGTAACTTCCTTGAGCATTCTTGCAGCCGGTCCTACCAATGCCGCGTTCCCTGTGACAAAGCCTTGCTCTGCCCGGCCAAGGATTTCCTTGCGCTTGGGGTGCATAACGCCAAACTTATCGGCCACCTCATCAGGTGGTGTACCAAACAACGCACTGTCAATGAACGCATAGGTCTGTGGATCAGGAAGGGTGCTCACGTCTCGCTTGGTTGCAAGCTGCCTAGACTTTTCGCCTTGGCGTTGAATGTTCCTGTTCATCACAGGTTGGTACCTGTTTAACTCGGCTTGGTCAGCGGCCAAACGTTCAATCTGCTGAGGAGTCATGCGCTCGCCTGTATCAGGGGAGCCGTCTGCTCTATACACCGGGCCGCCCTTGGCAAACAACTTAGGCATGCTCAAGCCATACGATTCTGGGTCCATGGCAACATTTAATGCCAGTTGCCGGTTTGCTGTGTCTGTCTTGGCCGCTGCCATCTTAGTCTTGTAGTCCTCCGGACTGACAGTGGGAGCAGTCGGAGCCTTTTGCGCAAATTCCGCTGGCGCTGTAGGCGCTACTCCACCAAACTGCGCCGGAGCCACCGGAGCCGCCATGCTAAATTCTGCTGGCGCTACCGGAACTGCCCCCGTGTACGGGTTAGGAGTAATCTGGTATGTTCTACCCGCTGGTCCGGTTCTCCTTAACTCAGCTACTCTTTTCCCCTCTTCTTGGTTGTAAGCCTCTAGGTCCGCATTGTATTTATCTACCTGCGTTTGATACGGATCAAAAATTTCCGTGTTGTACTTTGCCAAGGCCGCGTTATACGCATTTACCTGCGTTTCATACGGATTAAACTGCTCTGCCTTGTACTTTTCCAAGGCCGCGTTGTATGCCTCTGCCTGCGTTTTATACGGGTTGTACACGTCCGTTTTGTACTTTTCCAAAGCAGTGTTGTATTCCGCAACCTTAGGCTCATACGCAACATATTCAGCCTTGATCTTGTCCAACTCCTCACGGGTGGAGGGGCGCACCATAGCAGTAGGGGCAAAAGGCAGGCCGCCCGCTGCCATCTTGATAGGTTTGACAGGGCCTTGCGAGCCATACCTGCCTACCCTGTCTGACGCGCCAGCAGGCTTACCAACAGACGCTTTTTCAGGGGATATTCCTTCTCGTGCCTGAAGCGCCATCTGACGCACAAGGGCGAGTAACTCTTCTTGGCTCTTGGACTTAGATGCAAGCTCAATACCTAAGCGGTTGTTGTGGATGTCTTGCGCGTAATCAGGGGACTCCTTCATCACGCCCATCTTTGAGCCAAAAAATCGAATGGGGTTAGACCGGGCCTCATGTGCCTGTCCAGCAAGTTCAGCGGCCCGTGGGCCGTACTTGCGTGCCAAGGTTGCTGCGGCCAACATGTGTCTTGCCGAGTCCTGGCGATCATACTGGCCGTCTTCCTCAGGGAACATGTTTGCCGACTCTTGTTGCGCATAGTCAGACACGCCGTACAGGCCAGGCAAATCTTCCTTGTCCGCTTCACCGCCTTTGGCAAACGTTCTTGCCATCAACGGGCCGGGCTTCTCCAATGTTGGCTGATCAAACGCCGCCGCATTAAACGTCGGTCTCATCAGGCCCTTGCCCGCTCGTTGTGCTGCTTGGGCCTTGAGCTTGTAAGCTTGCTCCAAAGCATCATATTGCGACCGGGCGGTTGCAATCTGTGTAAGTTTTTCTTGTTCCGTTTGCGGCGCGCCAAGTTCAGGAATAGCAGGGGACAAGTCGCCCGTCTCCAAACTCATTTCCTTAGACCGCTTGGACTTGCCGCCACCGCCCTTTGTCGATAACTGCTTGAGCATCAGCTTGGCAGTCTTCGTGCTTCTTTTCGGCGCGTCAGATTCACTAGGATACATAGGCGCATACGCCGTGTCTGCCTCGTCGGCCAACAAGTACTTGTTCATCTCCTGCACCGACTGATCAAAGGATGCTTCGCCGCCCTTGGCGTAGTACTCAATATCTTCCTCTTCTACCTCGCCGCCCTCAGAGAACATCTGGGGTACATACTCAGGAGGCTCGGACGACGCAAGACTATCAATGTCAATTTCGTCGTCAGGTAAATATTGTCCATCCATGGTTCGCCCTAACAAAAAGGTGGTGTCAAGACATTTTATGCCCTAATAGTACTCGGGCACAAGGTCCGCCACTACATCATCTTCACTGTCGTCCGTGTGCAAAGAAATAAAGTTACCAGAACGAAAACGCATGAGCGCCTGTGTTGTTGAGTCAACCATGTCGTCATTGTCCCCATTCGGGAACGCGGCGCACTCTTCAACCAAAGCTTCTGCCCACTCACGGTCCGGGGCCCATACCATGCCGGCCTCGAGTATCGGAGCCACAGAGTTGGCGCGACTGATCTTGTCAGTGCCTGCTCTCCTGCCACCTGGTGTGTACATGGTGACAGGGATTCCCATCTTGCGAAGTTCCTGCTGCAAAGTAACACCCGTTGCCTTGGCCTCAATCAACACATTGTCCGGTTGCCAGTGGTCATACTCGTCCTTGGCGATCCGCTTGAGTTCAGGGAAGTCCCACCGACCACGCTTGACGTCCAGCAGTATCAGGTTAGCGCCCGAGTCTTCGGAAGGGTGGAACACGCCCCAGGTCGTGATAACAGAATAGTCAGCCGTCTCCTTCTTGCTGTAGGCAGTGTCGTAGGACTGAATAATATAGTCCACGACCGGCGGCTCGTCTTTCTGCCAGACCTGCCACCACTCACGTTTGAGAATCGCACCCTCGTCATTGGTCGGTTGCTGTTGCCACTGGGCCTGCCACTTCTGCGACGACAAAGAAGCCTTAACAGACAATAATTCCTCAAGGCCCCAAAAGCCTGGCCATAGGGGTTTTCCACTAGGCATGATCGCCGGGAACTCAATCACTTCCCACTTGTCCGCCTTGTGGCTGGTTTGCTGCTTTATCAGGCGGGCAGATAAGTCTTTAGTTCCCCATCTTGTCATGACCACGACAATCGCGCCGCCAGGCTGCAACCGCTGACGCGGGCCAGAGGTGTACCACTCCCAGGCGTTGTCTAGTGCAAGCTCCGACATGGCGTCCTGTTCAGAGTGTGGATCGTCAATGATCAAGAGGTCCGCGCCGCGTCCAGTCATTGCACCACCAACGCCGACAGCGAAGTATTCACCTCCCTTGTCCGTGTCCCACCGGCCGGCAGCCTTGGAGTCGGCTTGCAAAACTACCTTTGGGTAGATTTCCTTGTACTCGTCCGAGTCCATCAGGTTACGGACCTTGCGGCCAAAACGCACGGCTAGTTCGCCAGTGTGGGTAGCTTGAATGATCTTGGTTCGCGGCTTATTGCCCATGATGAACGCAGGCAACAGGTAGGACGCAAACTCAGATTTGGTGTGCCGGGGAGGCATGTTGATGATCAGGCGCTTAAGCTTTCCAGTCATAACGCGGTTGAATGCATCTGCCATTTTGGCATGATGATCGCCAATAATGGCCTCGGGCCAGACGTACTTTGTGAACAACATGAAATCTTTTTGGGCACTCTCCTGTGCCTCTAACCTAGCAAGACGGTACTCGAGCTTAAGGCGCTCTACTTCCATTTCATCGTTTGGTGTGTTCATGCAGAATGTTTCACGTGAAACAAAATAGTTTTGAAATTTGTAAAAATTTTTACACAAAAACGGAAATAAAGCAAAGGGGGCCTATTTCCGGGGCCCGGGGGTCGATTGTGTTTAGGACCCCACAAACTGTGTGAAATCGGGCTAAAGCATCCGACAGGTCCGCCTGGGGCCAAAATCCGGGGCCCGGTCGAAGTGAGTACTGACTACCGCTAAAACGCCCGCCGGGACTCTACCCGGCC